AATGGGACGGCAGAATGCTATCCCATTTTTACTTGCTTACCGAAAAAAGATGTAACAAAAATTGCTATAACTGACCAAGACGGCAATTATGTTTATGTCGGGGCAGATGTAGATCCAGATACAGGGGACTCTCCAATAAATAAAGAGCCTTTAGTCTTTCATGACCCTTGTAGTACATTGGCCACGTGGACTGAAATTACGAAGGATAATCTTACCTTTCAAATAGAAAACGGTATACCTTCTGGAACAATGAAATCAACCGGCAATGCATTGAAAGTAGGATTAGACTCGAATGGGGTATCTGACTTTGGACCGGCAACAAACAATAAAAAATGGCATGGTCCAGTTAGACAACAATGGTTGCCTAATGCTTACGATGACTGGAGATTATTGATAAGAATGTATAACTATCAATATTATCCACGTGCGCATGGAAAAGTAGAATTATATTTACTAGATGAAGATGGGGCAAGAATCGGTAAAATCATGCTGAAAGATGCTAGTAATAGTGAGGAAGTTGCCGTTCAGTTTCAAATTGGAACCTCCTCAAGCTTCAAAGAAATTTATGCTGGTGTGGGGAAAGTGAAAAAGGGGAAAAAGACAACCAAAACAGTTAAGCTTGGGAATGGTACCAAAACGGTTACTTCAAAGGGAAAGAAAAAAACCGTTCAGCAATGGAAGACGGTTAAATTGGATGAAGATACATCAACATCCACCTATACCAATTTTTACGGATACTTACGTCTTCAAAAAATCGGGAACAAATATCAAGTGTATATACTCAAGTTGGACTCAAACTCTAATCCATTGTGGGATAAGCCGATAATCGTTAATTGGACTGATACCAGTAATAAGTATTCCAAGAAGAAATTAGCTGGAGTAGCTTTTTACACTGCCAAAATGGATATTTCCGAAGATGCAGCGAAGCCTCCTAAAAGCTACAAAAATAATAATATGGGATTAGCTGATGTGAAAGTTTGGAATATTATCGATGGCGGGAACGGTGCTGCTACGGAACCAACAATCATTGCGCATAATGGAGATGAAATAAAGATCAATAGTGAGGATCATACGGTTTATAAAAATGGTGCTCCATTCATGCAGAATTTTTATATTGGTTCGGAATTTCCCCTCATGAAAGGTGGAATTTTAAAGACCTTTGCGTTTGAGCCAAATTTAGACGAAGCAGATTGGTACGTGGAGTATCGACCAACTAAGAACTAGGGGGTGATAGCTTGTATACAATATTAGATCCCAATCTAAATGTTTGTGGTGTATTGGATTTGAACGGAAAAGGCTGCAAATTTTATGATGATTTACGTTCGGTGAAAATTGCAGATGACCAGGGAAAAATATGGTCTGATACGCTTCAAATTAGTGTTCCTTATGGATATCGCGAAACAGAATATATGACACAAGGCTATCACCTTCTAAAACAGGCAGATGATGGCTTTTTTTATTGTTTCCGTATAACAGAATGGGAAGACGATGCTATTGGTTCCACTCACGTGAAAACGGTACAAGCTGTTAATCTATTAGCATGGGACTTAACACATAAAATCGTACAACCTAAAACGTTTAGTGCAGCAAACAGCCAAACAGCATTTGAACACATCTTGCAGCAGTCTGGATGGGAAATAGGGAATAATGATTTCTTCGGTGGGGTAAAATCTTTAGAATTTAGCGCAGGGAATAATGCTCAATATTGGCTAGACCAACTCACCAGTCAATTTAGCGTGGAGATTAGAGCCTATGTCCAGGTATACAATGGAAAAATTGTTCGTAAATTAGTCGACATTGTGGAAGAACTGGGTGAATCGCTAGGATATCGGGTGGAATATAGTTATGACTTATTAGGATTGACTCGAACTGGTAGCGACCAAGAAATGTACACCAAACTTTTTGTGTATGGTGGCACTAATAGTAAAAACGAGGTTGTCACCATTGCCAGTGTGAATAATGGTCGTGAATACATCGTCGATGAAGACGCCAACGATTTATACAACAATGGCGGTCCATATTTAGAAGGGTATGTGGTAAATGACCAAATCCTTAATCCTTCTGGCCTTTTGGATTGGGGAAAGGAGCAATTAGAGAAATTTAATCATCCAAAATATAACTACAATGTGGATGTAGCTTATTTGGGATTTAGGCCCAACTTAGGTGATCACTTTCAAGTAGTGGATTTTTCTATGCAACCGGAATTAACCATTGCAGCAAGGGTGATTCAATTAGACGAGTCAGAAGCTAATCCTACCAATAACAAAGTAATACTTGGTGAATTTATTGAAATTGTCGCTGTTACACCTTCAGACATATGGGAATTGAGATCAAAAGCTTCCCAGGCTTACCAAGAAGCACAAAAGGCAAAATCCTATAAAATTGAGTATTTTACACCGGATGGAACGGATTTTGCGGATGATACCGAAAAGAGAATTATTATCCGTGTTTATTACGGTACAGAAGAAATTACTTCTCAAATCAGTAATGATAAGTTTGTTTGGCAAAAAATAAATTCCGATGGTTCCCATGATACTGCCTGGGAAAATTCCCATATAGGTATTGGAAATATCATCACAGTTGGTTCAGAGGTTGCAAATTCAACCATTCGATGCCAAGTGGACGATGGACTATCGGATCCAATCATTTTTGCTACGGAAGAAGACGCAACTTATTTTGCAACTTTGCAAATGGATCCTCCGGATGGATGGGATGACTTCACAAAAGGTGTTGCGCAATATGCCCAGGTTGATGATGTGCACGGTGATATTTATTGGTCACAAGGCTATACAGGTCCTAAAAATGGGGATGCAGTATCTTCCTATTTAATCACAAGAACCGACCTAACCGGAGCTATCAAAGATAGGATGTGGGCCATAAACGGTGGACACGGTGCCCATTTTGGCATTGAATACGTGGATGGTCAAATGTGGATTTGGTCTTATTATCGTGACAACAATAATAAGTGGCATATCGTTAAGTATAAATACCAGGCGAATAAGATACTAAAATGGGGAGACAGCAGCATCGTTGATTTACTATCTGTAAATGAAGAATTACGAACGAACTTGGACGTACAAAATGGGTACGTCCTTTTTGTTGGCGGAAAAGCTGACCCAACATTTTACGTTTGTAAAAAATCAGATGTTTTAAATCACATCTATAAGCCGGTGTATACGGCAAAAGGTAGTGATATTAATTATTTTGGTACCGAACAGACTTATCAATCTGCATGCTTAGATTTCCCTTATGTTTATTTTACTAGTGGAAGTTCCACCGGAGAGGACCAACGGTGTTTATATTGTTTTGATATCCGTTCAAAGTCGTTGGTTTATCGAATTGTTTATACGCTTGATAAAGGAACCATTGAAGAAATCAACAATCATAACGAGCCGGAAACAATAAGCTATTATTACGACTCCAACGGGAAGAAATGGTTGATACAAGGTTTCGCTTTTGGGAATGAAGATGTGGAAAGTAACCAACGTACTAATCAACTTTTCCGTATCGATGAGCATAAGCGAGGAGGTGGGACATAATGGCAATCATGGGGAGCGTTGATATCCCTTTTACTAATTCTTCTAAAGTGGCAAAAGGAGCAGAGCAAACGGCTGGAAAAGCGCAAGAAACTGCAAATGGCGCAGCACAAACAGCTAATGATGCTCTTGCAANAACGTAATGGTAATCATGGGGAGCGTTGATATCCCTTTTACTAATTCTTCTAAAGTTGCAAAAGGAGCAGAGCAAACGGCTGGAAAAGCGCAAGAAACTGCAAATGGCGCAGCACAAACAGCTAATGATGCTCTTGCAAAAACAAATGAAATACAAAAAATAGTGGATGCAGTTAATGATGCGGTATCACAGGCACAAAAAGATACTGCTAATGCGATTAATCAAGCTAATACTGCGGTTGATACAGCGAACAAAGCTACACAGGACGCTCAAAATGCAATTAATCAAGCACAAGGTGCATTTGATAATGCTCAAAATGCTTTAGTAAATGCTGGTGACGCAATTGATATTGCTAATGCATTAAGNAATTCTTCTAAAGTGGCAAAAGGAGCAGAGCAAACGGCTGGAAAAGCGCAAGAAACTGCAAATGGCGCAGCACAAACAGCTAATGATGCTCTTGCAAAAACAAATGAAATACAAAAAATAGTGGATGCAGTTAATGATGCGGTATCACAGGCACAAAAAGATACTGCTAATGCGATTAATCAAGCTAATACTGCGGTTGATACAGCGAACAAAGCTACACAGGACGCTCAAAATGCAATTAATCAAGCACAAGGTGCATTTGATAATGCTCAAAATGCTTTAGTAAATGCTGGTGACGCAATTGATATTGCTAATGCATTAAGTGTAAAAGTGGATGAAAATACTGGAGATATTTCAGCGATAGTACAGACAACTTCCAGCCTCACATCTAGAATTTCAACAACTGAGGGAAATGTAAGTACTTTACAACAAACTGCAAATAGTTTTGCTACTAGAATTTC